ACAGAGCATCAAGTATTGTTGACTTGCCTGCTCCATTCTCACCAACGATTAACGATGTTTTATGTTTATCAAGTTTTATTTCTGTAAACACGTTACCCGTGCTTAAGAAGTTTTTCCATCTAAGATATTTAAAATATATCATTAGCTCACCGACAGTGCTTCTGAATACAGATCTTTAATTGTGCTTTCAAGTTTGCCTTTACTAACTGTTACATCTAAAGCTTCAATATACTTGTTTAAAATGGTTAACGTATCTTCTGCTTCATTAACAATATCATCGTCTGATGCAAGATCAAGATTGAGATGGTCTTCTACGACCTGTACATGAATAGGACCAACTTTCTCAAGCTTCTCTATAAACATATCGAACCAATATGGGTTCGTTTTTTCAGCAACTATAACTTTTACATAGGTACCTTCAAGTTCACTAAAGTCTTGATTAACAACTTGCTCCATGCTCTTTTCTTGATCATCATAATGTACTTTATGAAACATCCTATATGGATTTTGAATAAAGGTCAACTCTCTTGTATCAGTATCAAAGATATGAAAGCCTTTCGGATCATCAAAATCAGACCACGTCATTTCATACGGACATCCAAGATAGTTTACATTACCTGTTGTTGACTTGGTATGATAATGACCAGTACATACAACATCGAATTTTTTCAACCAGTCATCAGACATGCCATGGTGAATAGCTTGTCCTTTATACATTTGATATCCTGACAATTCTAAATGACCAAACAACACTTGTGCGTCGGTTGACGTACACAGACTTTTAACTTCTTCTTCATTATCAGAGCATATCCAAGGTAGCATTACAACCTTTAACCCATCAAAAGTAGCAACCTGTGGACGATCATATCTGTGTATGTCGTATTGTTCTGCTAAAAGATTGATTGAGTTAATTTCAAGAGTGTTTTTATAGAACGAATCATGATTACCGACTAGCACGTGAAATTTGTACTGGTTTTTATCTATAGGATCAAAAAACATACGCTTTGCTCTATCTAAAGATACAAAGTTAATATATTTTCTACGATCAAATGTATCACCAAGATCAACAATAGTATCTATTCCATTCTCTTTAAGATATGGAAAAAAGACATGTTCGAAGAATTTTTCTTGATAATCTGCGAACGCAAAATTATCGTTCCTCACACCGAAGTGGAGGTCAGTAATTAATGCTAGTTTCATTAAGCTTTTTTCTCGCGCTTTTTGACTTTTCTGCGTTTGTTAGCTTCGAAATCTTCAATAAACTTGTTCATATATTCTTCCGACCACTCACTCATTTTGATTTGATCATTAAAGTCATAACCAGTATCGTGCTCTTGAACATCGGAAGTCAGATGCATAAGATTAACTTGCTCAGTAAGTTTATACTTAGTATAGAGAAGTTTCTTTTCTTTTTGAATACGTCGAAGAAAAGCAAACCAAATAATTTGCGTAAAGTACGCGAAAGGATTTTTTGATTTATCGGGATTGAAGTTATCAATATACTGCAGACAATTTTCTATACCATCTGCAATCATCTCATCCTTAAATGTGTAGTTAACGAAGTTCGGTTTACGTGCTAGATGCGTTGCAATCTTCATCACGCATTCACCAATATAGTTAGGTACGCGCGGTCGAGGATTGCCCTCTGCGGTAGCCTTAGCCACATCGTCACGATAAACAATTAAAGCAGCAAGAAAGTCTTTATTGTTTACGTATTGATTCTTCGTCTTCTTCTTAGTCTCAGGCATAATAAATCCACAAATAAAATAATTATAGTATAATCATACAGTTAAGTCAACTCTAATGTACTGTGATTATCTCTTCTTCTACATCCTCTAGAGATTCAAGATAGTCAATAATCTGCTCGTCAGTTTCTGCGTTAGATGTACTTGGCGATGTATCGTACTCAATCATGTCTTGAACGCTTTCCACATAAAGATCTTCCATCATTTGTGTTGGCTTGTCAGCAGCGATAATATGATATGTTTTAATTTTATGAGATGTTTTTTTACTCTCTATCCACTTAGTGGCTACCATCGATGCACCACCTGTCTGCTTATACTGTATATTAAAAATAAGTGGATGGTTTAACGTAGCGTGTTTCTTCAGCTTATCATACTCTACATCTGCAATGACTGTTTCACCAGTTATTAGCTTCAGTATATTAATTCCTGGCTCCATTTATTGCTCCAAATTAATTTTGTAAATCTTATAATCGAACTGTTCTTCGTTATAAATTTTAACTCTTTCATACAAATGTTTCAACGTGTAGTTTACTCTTTTTTTGTATTGTAGGTTATCAGCAATATCGTATAGAGTACAAGCGTCCTTATTATAAGACTTTCTCAACCCTCTTCCTATTGATTGTAAGTTGCGTATTCTTGACTTAGAGGGTGAAGCGAAGATTACGTTGTGGAGATTTCTTATATTGATACCTGTACTAAATGTTCCGTACGAGGCAATGATGATAGCGTTAGATTCTTTTTCTGTTATTGAGCGAATACTCTCTCTTGTTTCTGCATCAGTTCCACCAAACACAAAAAAGACCTTTCTCTTTTTATTTATCTTTTCATTAATCAGAGCATACAGCTCCTTACCATGCTTCTCAACATACTGAAACAGTACCAAAGTGTTACCATCAAGTGATTGTACTAAGTTATTGATAAACTTATTCCTTTTCTCATTTCGTACGATAAAGTCCATTTCATCTTGAAAGTTTAAGTCTTTATTCGCTTTACACGTTAGTTCAGGATACTTTAATACTAGTATCTTTATCTTTAGATCTGCTACAGTACCTGTATCTATCAGGTCCTTTGTCTTAACAAACGATTTAACTTGACCGAACAAACCTTCAAGAACTAGCTTATGTGTTTCAGTACCGTCTAGTGTTCCTGTAAAACCAAACCTGTACTTACAGTCTGTTAGTTTAGTAATTATATCTGTTAACGACTTAGCTTTAAACAGATGAGCTTCATCACCTATGGTAACGCCAAATTGGTCGAACCATTTCTTAGGCATTTTATATACAGACTGCCATGTAGTAATGACTATGTTTTCTTGTATATTTTCTTTATCTACACCAGCAGTAATAAGTTTACATTCTTCATTATAGCCGTATGATTTAAAATCACCAGCCATCTGATGTACGAGTGACACTGTTGGAACAACGATAAGAGTTTTATGTTCTTGATAGAACTGAGTCAGTAGATATATAATTAACGATTTTCCTGATGCAGTAGGAGACAATACCATAGCGCGATCAGATCGTATACAATGTGCTACTGCTTCTAATTGATAGTCTCTAGGTTCGAAAGGTAGGTTAAGCAGATCGGAAAACTCTGATACTTCATTAACAGAACATTCGTTTGTATATTCTAGCTCAGCTGATACTTCAATGTCATAATCTCTATCTTTACAGAATGATACTACATATGGAAGTAATCCTGTGTACATGGTAGAGTTCTTATTAAAGAGTCTGATCTTACCATCCCACATTCTGTTTTTATAGAGCGGCATGAACTTATACCCCGGGGCATAAAACGAAAAGAATTCGTTCAACTCCTGTCTTATGCCACCGGAGCAGTCCACTTTAATATACGCCTCATTCACTTTAGATAATGTAACCAATTCTCTATAAACCGAAGTTTGTGAGTTTACGCCATTCAATACTGTTCTTTATCTGGAAGCCTCTGTTGTTTATATTCTTTATTATATCTTCCAATAACGAAACCACTTCCTCTTGATATGCTATCTTTGTCAAGAGCTTAATCATATCTTTATCACTGTCAACATAACTACTTAAATCTTGCTTGAGAACCGTGCGGCTCCAAGGTTCTCTCTGGAGCTCTCGTAAGTCCTCTGGTGTGTTAAGATCTCCTCTATAGTACTCCGACAATACGTGAGAGAGGGTTCTCTTCTTGAGAACAAGACTCTTAAGCTTAAGTTTTTCTTGGTAAAGATGTTTAAGATATTTTGCGTGAAGAGATGGTATCTTGAGACTCTCAGTATCTAAATCCACATCGTCTATCTTAGCATCCTCTAACCACATCTGAGTTATTTCATCAACAAGCATAATATATTACCTAGTAAGTTACGTTCTTATTATATGATACTTACTGGTATTAAACAACTAAATTTCTGTTATCCTATAAATCTTATATCTAAATGTTACTGTAGCTTCAAGATATTGTATATCATCTAATGAAGCATCAAAGTTCAATTCCGTTAATGAAATAGGAAACATATCTTCAAAATCAATACGTAGATTAGGATTTTGATTACTTGTCATAATAATTAGCGATCCATCTGAATATACGTCATCACTTTTGAATGCTGAAGCTACGTTGCTTTTATATGCAGCTTGTTCGAATGATTCAGGATATCCTAATGATACCATCCAGTTGTGAATCTCCATATAGTTTTTAAGATCTTCATCTACTCTAAATCTTAGAGTTAATGGTTCGTATCTTAGCTTATCACCTGGATAGGGCAACGATACAAATGGAGTCGCTTCATCATATTCACCTAGTGTTAATGAAGGAATAGGAACACTGTATGTAAAATAGTTAATGTTAGGCGTACGGTTTAGAACAAATCTAAAACCTGTAGGCGATAACATATTCTTATTTGTTGGTTGGTTGTCTATAATGCTCATATTATACCTCTATCTATATTTAGGCATAAAAAAAGGGCTCCGAAGAGCCCTTTAAGAACGACTGCTTAACAGTTCTTTTTATTACATCAGGTTGGCAACGCTAACCAGTCTGTAGTAAACGTTCTTATCAGCGAAGCTGATTGAACCGTTACCAGCTGTTGCACCCTTAGCAAAAGGATTAGCAACCATACCGTAACGAGTCTTAAAGCCAATCTTAGGCTGGAAAGTATTCTCACCAACCGCACGTACCATCTGGAGAGGTACATATGGGCAGTAGAACAGACCAGCGTCGAATGCGCTAGAACCTTTGTAACCTACAGTGAAGTACTGGTTACCAGATGCACTTGCGAAGTAAGGATCGATATAAACTCGAATACGTCCGTTAAGTACACCAGCAAAAGTATTACCAGTATCATCTACGTTCAGGTTAGCAGACAGTGCAG